GGACTCTCGCTACGGCGGGGGTCCTTTGCTGTACGCTAAATGCACGCACCCTAACCACGGGACCGGCACGCCCTCCAACGGGACGCCACAACGACACCAACACTCATGCCCAAGGAGGGCCAAATGAACGACTACATCAACCGTCAGGTTGAGGAGCGCGCCCGTGCGTGGGGCGAGGCGAAGAGCCTGCTGGACCACGCCGCAAGCGAGGGCCGCGACCTGACCGCCGCAGAGCAGGAGCAGTACGAGCGCATCAACGCTGACCTCGACGAGCGCACTGCCATCATCGAGAAGATCACGCGTGACATGGAGCGCGAGTCGCAGGCAGCGGACATCCGCATCCCGCAGGCCGCCGCAGTCCCGTCCACCGACGAGGACATGCTGCGTTCGCTGGTTCGCGGTGAGATCCGTACCGCCACCTTCGAGAAGCGTCAGATGACGACCTCGAACGACTCCGGTCTCGTCCCGCAGGGCTTCTACGATGTCATGCAGGAGCAACTGCGTTACACCGGACCGTGGGGTAACGAGGAGGTCGGCTACACGATCCTCACGACCGGCTCCGGCGAGGACATCAAGGTCCCGACGCAGTCCGGGTTCTCGTCCGCGACCGCGACCGCTGAGGCGGCTGCGTTCGGCGTGTCGAACCCGACCACGTCGTCTCTGACGCTCCGCAGCCACAAGTTCGGAACGATTCTGACGCTTTCGAGGGAACTCCTCGAGGACGCAGGCGTGCCGATCGTGGACTTCCTCGGTCGTCAGGCGGGTAACGCCATCGGCCAGATCGTCAACGAGAAGTTGGCTGTCGGTACGGGCACGGTCGAGCCGAACGGCATCGTCAACGCGTCTGCAGAGGGCAAGGAAGGTACGGGTGGGACGGCTGTCGGTGGTGCGTTCACCGCTGACGACCTGATCGACCTCGTCCACTCGGTCGACTCGCAGTACGCGTCGAACCGTGCGGCCTTCCAGATGCGCCGCAGCACGCTGGCGGGACTGCGGAGCCTGAAGGACGGCGAGGGCCGGTTCATCTACGACCCGACGCAGGGCACGCAGGCGCTGGTGCTCGGCTACCCGGTGTTCGAGAACCCGCACGTTCCGGCGGTCGCTGCTGAGGCCAAGTCGGTCATCTTCGGCTCCATGCCGTACTACCACGTCCGTCAGGTGGGCGGGGTTGAGATCGCTCGTTCCGACGACGCGTTCTTCACCACCGACCTTGTCGCGTTCCGGGTCTCGATCCGCATCGACGGCAACCTGTCGCAGGCTGCCAGCGTCAAGCACTTCGTTGGTGGCGAAGACTGATGTAATCTCCGGGGCGGGTCGGCAGCGCAGGGCTGGCCCGCCCCGGAACCTGCGGCCTGCGCGTGACAAGCGAGATCACCGATGGGCAAGCCTGCGCGTAGTCCCCGCATCTTCTGGTTCTCGAACACGCCTGCCGCGCCGACCGGCTATGGCACTCAGTCCGCTCAGGTGTTGCGCCGTCTGAAGAAGCGCGGTCACGACGTTGCCGTCCATGCGAACTATGGGCAGACGCTCGGTGTCGGGTCGTGGCACGGCATCCCGATCTATCCCGCCGGGTATGACGGGTTCTCGCAGGACAACATTTGGGGTCACTGGCTGGACTTCACTCGCCAGTCCGACGACCCGGCCACGATGATCACCCTCTGTGACGTGTGGGTGTTGAAGAACCCGAACCTGTCGAAGGTCGAGCGCATCCTGTCGTGGGTCCCCATCGACCACATGAACGTCGTCCCTGCGGTGCGTGAGTGGCTGGTGAAGCCGAACGTGACGCCGGTGGCGATGTCGAAGCATGGGAAGGCCGCGATGGACCGGGCGGGGATCGAGTCGGTTTACATTCCGCACGCGCTCGAGAAGCATTGGAAGCCGACGCCGTTCCCGGAGGACCCGTGGCCCGGACGGTTCGTCGTGACCATCCCGAACGCGAACAAGGGTGTGTTGCCGTCGCGGAAGGCGTGGGGGGAGAACCTGCTGGCGTTCGCCATGTTTGCTAAGGATCATTCTGACGCGCTGCTGTACCTGCACACGGAGGCCCGGTCGCAGTTCGGTATCGACTTGGTATCGCTGGTGGAGGGTGCTGGTATCCCGTCGTCGCAGGTGCAGTTCGTCGAGCCTTACGAGTACCGGATGGGTGTGGATGACCGGACGATGGCGCAGATTTACACGCGTGCTGACGTGCTGCTGTCTGCGACTGCCGGTGAGGGTTTCGGTCTGCCGGTCCTCGAGGCGCAGGCGTGCGGGACGCGGGTGATCGTGTCGAACTTCTCCGCGCAGCCCGAGTTGGTTGGGGACGGGTGGGCGGTGGAGGTGCAGCCGCAGTGGAACCCGTCGCAGTTGGGATGGTTCTGCACGCCGCACATCCGTTCTATCGTGGAGGCGTTGGAGTCGGCGTATGAGGCTGGCGGTGGGCACTCTGA